AAGCATTTCAATATGCTTAAAAGCGTAGACGAAGTTGTAGAACATTTGCTAAGTTTATTACCAGAAGGCAAGTGGACTATGGATAATGGTCAGGATGTACACTTAATACTTACTGGCGGCGAACCTTTGTTGGCGTGGCAACGATTGTACGTAGAATTATTTGAACATCCACGTATGAAGGATTTGAAGAATGTCACAATTGAAACCAACACTACACAAAATTTACACAACGACTTCTACAACTATCTCAACGGTCACGAAAGAATTCAGCTCACTTTTAGTTGCTCACCAAAGCTATCCGTTTCGGGCGAGTCTTGGGATGATGCTATTAAGCCTGATGTTGCTCGTGAGTATTCCTGTGTTGATGGCAGTGATATGTATTTTAAGTTTGTTGTTGCTGATCAAGACGATGTTGATGAAGTTGCTAGAGCAGTTGATGCATATCGTGAAGCAGGCGTGGACGTCCCTGTATATCTTATGCCGCTTGGGGGTAGGTCGGAAGAATACACTCTCAACGTACAAGAGGTGGCGAACCTCTGTATGGAACGAGGGTGGAGGTTCTCGCCCAGACTACACATCAGCTTATTCGGAAATGCCTGGGGAACTTAAAGAAAACTTAGACAGTATTCCTAAAGGCATAAAAAGCGAAGAAGAATATGAAAAGATAAGGAAATTAATATGAAACAATGGCTAAAAAAAGTAACCGGTATTGAAGCAGAAGAAAAACGTCTTGCAGAAGAGGCGGCTGCTTTGGAAGCCAAAGAAATGCAATCATTGAAAAAACGTGATCCTAAAGCATATGCTACAAAAAAGAAAGAACCTTGGGTAAATGTACTCGATGTTAAAGTCAATCAAGATAACGTAAGAAATGGATTTTTTGAGTTAGATTGGAACGAATATTTTATTGAACAACTTCTCGAATCAGGATATGGAGAAGAAGGCGATCCAGAAGAAGAAGTGGTTGACAGATGGTTCCGAGATATAGTATATAATATGTTAAGTGAAGAAGGAATGGATACAAATAGAAACGCAGGGTATATAAATGTTGTACCTATTAGCAAAGGAAAAAGCGAGGTTTCATGAGAGATGACCTTATGGTCCAACAGCAAGTAGAAACTGTTTGGCAACATATGGTTGGTGTAATTTGTTTGAATTGCACAGGTAGAAAACAAGTAAAAAAAGTTTTACCCATATTATTTACTGTTGCTCCTACGCCTGTACATTTTTTGAATACACCAGCAAACACTGTTAAAAGCATCATAGAAAGTTTAGGAATGGTTAACATTAGGTATAACCGTTTGAAACGTATGAGTAATGATTTCTTGACATGGGACGGAGAAGATGCTACAATGTTACATGGAATAGGCAAATATGGTAGCGATAGCTATCGCTTATTCTACAAGAGAGAGGTTCCTGATAATATCGGTGACCATGAACTGAAACGTTATGTAGAAGAAGAGTTTTATGACTTACATCCTAATTGATACTGCTAACACATTTTTCCGTGCTCGTCATGTTGTACGTGGCGACATTGATACTAAGGTTGGCATGGCTATGCACATTACACTTAACAGCATTAAGAAAGCGTGGCAGGACTTTGACGGTTCGCACGTTGTTTTCTGCTTAGAAGGACGCAGTTGGCGTAAGGACTATTATGAGCCTTACAAGCGTAATCGCAAAGAAGCACGTGATGCACTTTCTCCGCGTGAAGCAGAAGAAGATAAAGTGTTTTGGGAAATATTTGACGAGTTCAAAGACTTTGTAGGCAACAAGACAAACTGCACTGTATTACATAATCCTGTACTAGAAGCAGATGATTTGATTGCAGGTTGGGTACAAAATCATCCTAACGATAAACATGTTATTGTTAGTACAGATGGTGATTTTGCACAACTTATTTCGCCTAATGTTCAGCAATATAATGGTGTAAGTAATACTATTATTACACACGAAGGTTACTTCGATGACAAAAAACGTCAACCTGTTATAGATAAAAAAACAGGCGAACCTAAGCCTGCTCCAGATCCTGCGTTTATGTTGTTTGAAAAGTGTATGCGTGGTGACACTAGTGACAACGTGTTTAGTGCTTATCCAGGTGTTCGAAAGAAAGGCACTAAGAACAAAGTAGGTCTTGTTGAAGCATTTGAAGACAAAGCAACAAAAGGCTTTAACTGGAATAACATGATGTTACAGCGTTGGGTAGATCACAATGGCGAAGAACATCGTGTATTAGATGACTACAATCGCAATGTTACACTATGTGACTTGACTGCACAGCCCGAACATATCAAACAAGAAATAAATAATACCATACAATCAGTAGAAAGTAAAAATATTAGTCAAGTAGGTATGCGACTAATGAAGTTTTGTGCAAAGTGGGATCTACAACGTATTGCAGATAACGCCGCACAATATGCAGAACCATTACAAGCGAGGTATAATATATGACAGTTACAGCAAAACCTGTACTAAAAAACAAATTTTGGATTGTAGAAAATGAAGGTGTAAGAGTAGGTACACTTAGCAAAGAAGATGACGGCTTTGTTATGTCAAGTAAAAGCAGTGTTGAAATATTCAAATCAGAAAATGCTTTGAAAAAGAAGTTTGGTAAAGATTTTTTAATTGCAAAAATTAAAAATAACAATGCAACACAAAATCTTAAAGAAGTTCATGGATATCCTACAAGAACTAAACCTTTTAACAGTATGTTTGATATACAACAAAAATTACCACTGTTTACAAAGAGTGAGAAGTCAAAAAGTATATATTGTGCAGGATATTATCTTGTAAAATTCAATGTAAATTGGTTAAAAAGTTTTTGTCCGAAGCTAATTACTATTGAGCGTAATGAGTTTATGGGACCATTTAAGACCGAATTTGAAATGAAAGCCGCATTAAGCAATGTCAACAGAGCCAATTAATACTTCTGCTATACAACAGTTTCTACAACAGGTACAAAGTGCCGAAGCTAGTAGAGCCAAAGAAGTAAGAATGGATATTAACACTGCAAAAACATTAGCAAGTACACTAGGACTTGTAATGACAAGAATGCATGGAGACTTAGAAAAATTTGTTGCAGATCAAGTGAAAAAGATGCAACAAGAACAAGTAATAGAAATTTCCATGGATAGCGGTGAATGGAAATAAACTACCAGTTAACTCAAAAAGGATAAATATATACGTATATAATAGGAGTTAATATGAGTAGGCCTAAACCACATATTTTGTTAGAATATACAAATGGCACTACCTATAAGTGCGAACAAGTTTTAGATGCAGAAGCTATATGGGCAGTATTTTACAAAGATAAACCATTTAACTTAAAATCATCTAATGCACTTACAAGTTATCCTGGTCCTAAATATAAAAAAACAAGTTTTTCAAATCCAGGTCATGCTTTTAATCTAGCAAAAAAATTAAATCAAATGTTCAAAACAGATGAGTTTACTGTTGTAAAACTCACTGAAGGCGAAACATTAACCAACAATGCCTAATAAAATTACATATACCAAATTATTTCTCAAAGAACAAGGCAAAAGTTATAACGATATAAGCGTAAAAGAATTTATGCCTATATGGTGGTATAATACTAGAGACAAAGAAGAGGGTGGTTTACGCCTTACAGAAGATGGATTTGATGTAATAAACGAAATAGGCTTACAAACTTATGATATTCCATATCCAAGAGATATGCCCATTACTACCCAAATATTAATATTTTTAGATAAGTTTATTGATTGTCCTTATTACCTAACAAACAGAAGTATAACGGTTACTAATGAAAAGAAAGCTGTAGAACTAGGACTTTTCAGTGGTGATTTACGTAAATATGGACTAACAAAAGCAATGAATCGTGCAAAAAAAGGTTGACCTTTGTGTTTTATGTGTTATATTAAGTTATAGGCACTGATAAACATAGAAGGAATACGATATGGAAGTAGTAACACGCACCGTAACGCCGAACAAGGCAAAAAATGCTATTCGACTAGCAATGAAAAAGAAACGTCCAATTTTCTTGTGGGGGCCACCAGGTATTGGTAAATCAGAAATTGTTGAGCAAATTACAGATAGTTTGCCTAACAGTCATCTTATTGACATTCGTTTGAGTCTTTGGGAACCAACAGATATTAAAGGTATTCCATATTTTGACTCTAACATTGGCAAAATGGTTTGGGGTTCTCCTTCAGAACTTCCAGACGAAGAGTTTGCAAGTCAATATGATAATATTGTTGTGTTCTTTGACGAAATGAACTCATCTGCACCTGCTGTGCAAGCGGCAGCATATCAGTTGATTCTTAATCGTCGAGTAGGACAATACAAATTGCCCGACAATGTAATCATTGTTGCGGCAGGTAACCGCGAAGCTGACAAAGGTGTTACTTACCGTATGCCAGCACCACTTGCTAATCGCTTTATCCATTTGGAAATGGCTGTCGATTTTGGTGATTGGTTTCAGTGGGCGGTTGACGCTAAAATCAATAAAGACGTAGTAGGTTATCTTAACTTTGCTAAAAAAGATCTTTATGATTTTGACCCTAGATCTCCAAGTCGTTCATTTGCCACTCCACGTTCGTGGACTTTTGTAAGTGAATTGCTTGAAGAAGACGCTGACGAAACTACAATAACCGATTTGGTTGCTGGTGCAGTTGGCGAAGGTCTTGCTGTAAAATTTATGGCGCATCGAAAAATAGCCGCAGACATGCCTAACCCAACAGATATTCTTGCAGGTAAGGTTAAAGAGATGAGCACCAAAGAAATCAGTGCCATGTATTCCTTGACGGTGTCTCTCTGCTACGAGCTAAAAGAAGCAAGTGATAAAAACGATAAAAAGTTTGACTCTAAGGTTAATAACTTTTTACGTTTTGCAATGGATAACTTTGACACTGAATTAGTTGTCATGGGTATCAAACTTGCTCTTACACAATACTCATTGCCAATCGATCCTGATGCAGTTGAGTGTTTTGATGAGTTCCATGATCGTTACGGCAAATACATCAAAGCCGCACAATCGGCGTAAGATGACTACAAATGGGCGGCTATATGTCGCCCATTTTTTTCTTTTTTAGGTTGACAATGTTTGTAAATAATGCTATAACATATATAGGCACTGAAAAAAAGAGGAATAACATGTTAGATTTTGTACCATATTACGTTGCAATGCAGATGTCTGCAAAACAGCAACAAACAAAACTAAAAAACTGGCAACCTGATCCTGACATTACAGAAGATGCATTAGAAGAAATGCGTAAAGATGTTTTGGATCGCATTATTGTTGCACGAGTAGGTTTGTTACTACGTCATCCATTTTTTGGTAACATGGCAACAAGACTTAAAATTATTGCTGCCGATGAATGGTGCATGACTGCCGCTACAGACGGACGTAATTTGTATTTTAATACACAATTTTTCAATGCTATGAATAACAAAGAAATAGAATTTGTTATTGCACACGAAATTTTACACTGTGTATTTGATCACTTAGGACGTAGAGAAGATCGACACCCTATGCTTTACAATATTTCAGCAGATTACATTGTTAACAATCTTTTAGTCGATCAACGTATTGGCGAAAAACCAAGTATTGTTGATTGCTTCCAAGATTTTCAATATCGTGGATGGACATCAGAAGAAGTTTACGATACTCTTTATAAAGATGCAAAACAACGTGGTAAAGAACTACAAGAGTTACTTGACGAATTAGACAAAAATGGAGAAATGCTCGACGAACACCTTGATATGGAAGGTGACGGAGAAGAAGGCGAAGAAAAAGAAGGCAAAGGTCGTCCAAAATACAGCAAAGCAGAACTAGATCAAATACGTGACGAGATCAAAGAAGCAATGATTCAGGCTGCTAACAGTGC